GAACAGGGCGCTGCCACCGCATCGGGCGAACAGGGCGCTGCCACCGCATCGGGTGACTGGGGCGCTGCCACCGCATCGGGCGAACAGGGCGCTGCCACCGCATCGGGCAAGCAAGGGATCGCAATGGCCTCCGGTCCAAACGGCAAGGCGCGCGGCGATATCGGCTGCGATCTTGTCCTTCGCGAGTTTGATGCTTCCGGCAATGTCGTGGCCCGATGGATCGGCACTGTCGGCGAAAACAGCATCAAGCCGAACCAGTTCTACCGCCTGGTCCATGGCAAGCCGGTCGAAGTCGAATGAAGCGCAAGCCGCGAGAGACATGGGCGACGCGAAAGCTGCCGCCGCTGACGCTCGCGGAAATCGAGCGTCACCTCGATCTCGTGGCGCGGATGATGGTCCGCGCCGGGCCGAAGGCGGACCTGCTGCTGCCGATCTGGCGACGTCTCGAATACGAGCGCGACGCACGGCGGGAGGCCGACAATATCATTGCAGCGGCTCGGGAGCGCGTCCAACGATCGCAGCATCAAACGGCAGCGCGATCTTGAGCAGTTCGCGCTGACGCCATTCAAGCGAGCCGCCCTCCCCGTATTTCGGCCTGTCGACGGTATGCCCCATCAGCAATCGCCGCAACTCGTCCTCAAGCCCGCCCTCCTTCATCCTGTCCTCGAACGAGTGCCGGAACGAATAGACCGTATGCCCTTTGGTCGGCATGAGGTCGTTCGCGCGCAGGAACTTGTTCAACGTGGCCGACAGGTCGTTCTCCCGGTCGCGATAGCGCGGAAAGCCGAGCTTGTGGTGGCGCTGCGCCGCCGCCAGCGCGACGCCGACGAGCGGCACGAGGCGCCGGGACGATTCCGTCTTGATCTCGCGCGGATCGTCCGGGTCCTCCCGCGGCTCGATCGAAACATGCGGCACCTTGTGGGAGAGCCGGAAGGACGTCGGCGAAAGATTGGCGATCTCGCTCGGCCGCGCCCCGGTCTCGATGATCATCAGCAGGATGCCCCGCGCCTCGTCGTTGAGCCCTTCGAGGCTTTCAGCCTTCGCAAGGATCTTGTCGCGAATCCAGTCGACGGGGATCGGCGGACGCGAGCGTTTCTTTTTGGCGGAGAAGCTGAAGCCGGAGAACGGATTCGCGCGATGCGTCTGGCCCATGTGCCGGAAATAGGCGTCTCGACCGCACCAACACTTCCTCTCCATTTTCGATTTTAAGGCGCTGATTTATAAGCGCTTTTCTGGTTTGTGATTGGTTCGATATTTACTCGATTGTCGCCGTTGCGCCCCAATATGGGCCACAATCCGCGCCACTTTGATTGCTTTTGAATAGCGCCAGACGGTGCGCTACCTTGTGCCGGTTTAGGAATTTTTCCCTGTTTCCGTCTTGACGTTCCACGGTCGCGCGACAGAATCCAGCGCATGTCCGACCCGCTCTACACCGTCGCCACGGGGAAGTTCTATTTCCAGATCCGTTTCGAGGACGTGCCGCAGAAGTACATCCTCGGCGGGCGCTGCTTCTGCTGCAACCATCGCGGCCCCGTCGACCGCAAGCGAATCGAGAAACGATGGGGCGCTGCGGCGCAGATGCGTTGGGTCGATCGCTATCTGCATTGCCTCGTCTGCGACAACAAGATCGAGAACATGTTCACGGTCGTCGGAACGTACCTGCCGGCGCCGGAAGTGGCCGAGGTCGTGAGCATCGCGCTCCGCAAGGCGGGATAGGCGATGTGTTCAGCCCGGCAATTCACCCTTGGGCGGCTCGGTCTCGCGACGCTCCAGCTCGCGTTCGACGGCTTCGCGGATGAACTGGGCGCGGCGTCCCTCGCCGACCAGCGCGTCGATGCGCTCCGCCACTCCCTCCGGAAGCCGGACCAGCATCGGTTTCACTTTCAAGGACGGGCGCCCCATGCGGCCCGCACTATCCGATATCGGAATGTGTGTCAAAGAACGTCTCCGCAGTAGCCGATGTCGGGAATATAAACGATATCGCTTATTGACCAAATAACCGATATCGCTTAACTGTTCAACCCGAAGGCGCCTTCAAGCAACAGGGCGGCGACGCCCCAACCTTCGGAGACACACATGCGAATGAACTTCTATCGGCCGTACCAGGCCGACGGCTTCCATGCGATGGAAACGATCGACTTCAAGAACCTTCTGGCCGCGCTTCAGGGCAAGGGCGAGCAGGTCGCATTCACTGGCCTGCGCGTGAAGAACGAAGACGGCTCCAACGCGAGGCCGACGAGCATCCTCCAGACCTACGAGCCGACAAGCGACAAGATCGAGTTCAAGATCGTCGACAAGGACAAGGATTTTTCAGGGATTTATCTGGAGTTCGACCGCGATCCGGGCAGAGGCATCGACAACCTGATCTTCTATTATGACAAGAAGTCGGGCGATCTCGTCGCGGTCGACGGCGGGCATACCTACGTAATCGACGCCACCAAGAGCGGCAACACGCTGACGGGCGTCATCGACATCAGCGACATCACGGGCTTCGACCACGGCCAGTTCGGGATGGAAATCTACAATCCGCAGTACGGGATTTCATCCTTCGTGCATGTCGACGTCGGCGACACGATCGCATGAACGAGAACCGGCCGTCGGATGGCGACGTGTTGCGCATCGCTCGCGAGGCGGCAGCTTCGGTCGTTTCGGAAAGCCTTCGTGCGCCCTACCTCGAAGGCCAGCACGATCACTTCACGGTCGTTCAGGCGGCGGTGAAGGCGATCCTGTTGGACCGGAAACAGCGGGATCTTCCCGCCTCCGGCGCCACTGCCCGGCCATAATGAAACGGCCACCGCGCCCGGACGGGGACACGGCGGCCTTGTGGTGGTAAGCCCTGTATCGCGACAGGTGGCGCATCCGCCCGGCATGGGCTGGATTGGGTCAGCCGCTTCGCAGCACGCGGATGATGACGTCCCACCAGTAGGCGAGAAAGCCAACGACGGCGCTCGATATGGCGGCGGATGCTATTCCGACGACGAGCAGCGCGCCCTTCCCTTGCGCCTTCCAGAGCTTCACCTCGTCGGTGACAGCCTTTGTGTCGGCGACCGTCGCCTTCAGCACGGTCATGTCGACTTTGACTTCGCCAACCTCGTAGGCGATTTCCTCGACGCGCTTGTGAATCGCAGAGCGATGCTCGGCGGCCTTGTTGCTCGTATCGAGCGCATTCTGGTCGGCCCGGTCTATCTTCTGGCCAAGGTTCTTGACCTCTGCCCTGAGCTCCCCGATTGCCTCGGAGATGTCGTCAAGCTTCGTGGCCATGCCCGCCCTTCCTGAATGCGCTGTCAGATGAACTGGAACATCGTCGCCACGATGATGCCGATGGCGATGACGTAGACGGCGAAGATCAGGCGCCAGTCGTCGCTCACGGCTTCGCCTCGCCGCAGAACGTCGCTCGCGCGGAGTTGATCGCCCTGACTTCCAGCTGCGTCTGTTCGGTGTCCCGGCCGGACCAGGTCACCGGCCGCCACGCGCGGGCGCAGAGGTCGGCGATGTTGAAATCGTTCGCTTCAGTCGCGGCGGTTCGGGTCGTGAGGATCGACTGGCACCCGGCCAGCAAGAACATCGTCACGAGCAGCAGCAGCGGCATCGACGCGCGCCCTGTGAGCGCGCCCAAGTTCGGCAAGCACTTCATCTTCGGCGGCCTTCCTGATGCGGCCGTCCCGCACCGCCTGCACGATGATCGGCAGGATGGTCAGGACGGCCTTGAGAACGAGCATCCACATAGGGATCACTGGACGGGCGGCTGTTGCTTGGTGAGGCCGCCGAAGCCGTCGCGCACGACGTTGACGATCATCTTCAGCACGCCGAGCCCCGTGATAGCGACGGCCGCCCAGGTGGGATCGAGGAACGCGATCTTCGAGCATTCCAGATCGCCGTTCGGCAGCGTCGTGCAGCCCATGGCGGTGAGCACGGCCGTCGCGCCCGCGATCAGGATCATCAGGATGTTCGCGATGTTGTGAAACAAATTGGAGTTCATGGCACGGTTCCTATGGAGGGAGGATGCCCGGAAGCCGCCGGGCGCGGCCGTCACTCGACCGGGATGAAGTCGAGATAGAACGTGTCGCCGACATTGAATTTGCCGAGCAGCGCCGGGTTGGCGACGGTCAGCGAAAGCGCGCCGGCCGGGGAGAACTTGGCGAACTGCTGATCTTCGTCGCTGCCGTCGGCCGGATAGGCTCCATCCTTCGCCGGAAAATTGAAGGTCAACGCCTCCTGCGTGGCTTCGCCCTCTTCTGGATATTTGCGGATTCCTGTAATCCGCACCTTCGCGCGCATCCTGGTCATGATCTTTCCTTTCAGGCTGATGCCCGGCGACCGGCCGGGCGCGGGATCGAGCGCTCAGTTCGCCGGACTGAAATCGACGTAGTAGCTCTTGCCGATCACGAGCTGTTCGGCAGCCTTGGGATTGTCGATCTGGAATTCCGCGTGTCCGGAAGGGGTTGCCTTCTGGAAGGACACATCCTCGGCAATCTGCTGATCATATTCGCATCGAAAGATCGCCTTCGCGCCTCCCCATGCCTGCGCGAACACATTCTCAAGTCGCATCTTGCAACGAATGCCCATCTCTTCATCTCCATGAGTGGGGTGTCCGGAACCGCCGGACGCGGATCAGTTGAGCAGCGCCACCCACGTCTGCGGGCCGACCGATTGCAACACGTTGAATTTCATTGTACTTTCAGCGTATGCCAGTATCGATGCATGAGCATTCTTGTGAGGTTTGCGACCTCATATTTTCTTCGCCAAAGCGCCAACGGCGAACCTGCAGTTTCTCATGTCGAGGCGTGTTGGCGAGACGCGCGCCGGGAACGAAGATTTGTGCTTGTGGCGCTCCGGCCGAACGCGCCGGAACAAGATGCCCAAAATGCGCTATCGAGAGGAAAAGGGCCGAGCGTCGATCCCACTATGCGAGGCATAGGCACCAAATCCGACAGGATAAAAACACCGCCTACCGGGAGAGCAGCGAAGTGCGAGCAGTTCGACGATTGCAGTCAGCCAATGCAGCCGAGAAGGCTCGATTCAATGGCTTGCGTCACGCGAGGCTCAAACTCGACAAGTTCAAGTGTCAGTCTTGCGGTGCGGACAAGAATTTGGTCGTTCACCACAAGGATCGCATTGGAAGGCCTGATCGGCGAGACCCAGGGAGCGCGCTGGAGGACTTGGCGACGCTTTGCAGAGGATGTCACATCCGTCTGCACATGAAAATGGGTCATCTCTCCCCGAGCAAAGCACCCCACGTATAGGTTCCCACGGCGCCGTCGACGACAAGCTTCGCCTTGCGCTGAAAAGCCTTCACCGCGGCCTCGGTGCGGTCGCCGAAATGCGCGTCCACGACGAGCTGCGCGCCGGCCGCGTTGAGCAGCTTCTGAAGCCGCTCGACGTCCGCGCCCTTGTTGCCCTTCACCAGCAGCGGATTGACGGACTTGCTGACCGGCTTCGCAGCCTTGGCCGGCGCGACGCTGAAGGCCGACAGATCCCACGGCGTCGTGTCGTCGCCGGCCTTGCCCGCCACGACGGACAGATGGACATGGTGATTGTGCGGGTTCTTGCCGGTGTACGGCCGCCATGCCCATGGCTTCGGCCCGGCCGGGCCGGAGGCGATCTGCCCGAACGAGATCACATATTTGATGCGCGGGTCGCGCGAGGCGATCAGCGCCTTCGCCAGCCTGCTGCTGTCGATGCCATGACCGACGTCGTGCGTCAGGTCCAGCGCTCGCACGACGCCGCTGCCGTCCGGATTGTGGTCGGACGTGCGCGCCGAGTGCGCCGCGTCGCCGATCGTGCCGTCGCTCGCTTTCGAGCGGTTCGGAGACAACGCGTTGATCTGCGCGCGCAACGTCTCAAGGCTGCGTGCAAGCCGCCATGCCATGGTCGTTTCCTTTCGGGTTGTGGAGTGCCGGTCAGGCCGGCGCGATGCCGATCGTCATGCGGCCCTGCGTGCTGCTGGAGCCGAGCGTCGCGGTCGTGGCGCCGGTCGCGCCGGCAGTGACTTTGTAGCCGGCGGCAATGGCGAAACCGCCGTCATCGTCGTCCGTGGTGTTGTCGTCGAGGATTTCGGCAAAGTCGGCCAGATTGGCGTTGGCCCAAGAGCCGACCGTCGTCGCGACAGAGAACGCCACCACGGCGAGCACGAGGCATCCGTCCACCGTCGTCGTGGCGGTCGGACAGGAGACGGACGTTGTCGCCGAGGCATTGTTGCCGGTGTTGACGTTGATCGTCGTGTTCGCGTTCCGGATCGCGATGATGACGGCGATGGTGTGCGAGCCGAACAGGCCGACCGTGACGGCGCTCTCGCTGCCGGAGTGGACCTTCGAATAGACGCCAAGCCGGGTCGATGCGGCAAAGGTGCCGTTGCCCTGCGGGCTGTTCGACAGTTCGGAATAGCCGGACGGGGCCGTGATGCCGCCGTTTTCCGTGCCGACGATGCAGAGCAGCAGATCGCCGGCCTGCGCCCCTGCCGGCGGGCTGACGCTGACTGCGTTGCCGGAGCCTTTCGCCACCGTGCCAATGGCGGCGATGAAGGGGCCGGATTTCGGCTTCCAGAATGGCAGGGCCGTGAGCAGCATCACGCTGCCTCCTGATACCAGCCCTTGCCGAACAGCGTGGCGAGGCGGTTGAAATAGCGCTCGTACTGCTCGCCGACCGTCGCCATGGAAAAGCGGCGGTGCGCGTCGTCGCGGATGCGCTCGTGGTTGAGCGTCGGAGCGCAGTCGAGAGCACTGCAGAACTCCGCGAAGGACCGGCAGCGGAAACCGTGGACGCCGTGCTCCACCGTCTCGGTGAAGGCGCCCCAATCGGTGCAGATGACCGGCGTGCCGCAGGCCATCGCCTCGATCGTCACCGTGCCGAACGGCTCGACATATTGCGTCGGCGCGAAGAGGCAGCGCGCCCCGGCCATAAGTGTCGCCCGCGTCGCGGCGTCGACTTCGCCGACGAACCGGCCATAGCCCTTGCCGTTCTCGCCGCCCGGCCCGGCGAGGATCAGGTCGACGCCCTTTGCCTGGCACACCTCCTGAGCTATGCGGTATCCCTTGCGATCCGTGATCCGGCCGACATAGAGCGCATATCCGCCCCGCTCGCGCGGAAGATCGTAGAGTCCGTCCTCGATCTGGTTCGGAATGACGGCGTCGAACCATTTGCCGTCGGCCGCGCCCGGATTGCCGGCCTGCGCGCCATAGACCATGTGCATCCACGCATAGCTCTCGAACACCCGGAACTTCGCGAAGGTGCCGGGATAGCCGATGCCGAACTCGACGGAGACATGGTTCGGGAAGGCGTCGGCGATCGGCTTGTGCGACCATCCGCCGATCAGGCAGATAAAATCCTGCGGCTGGAGGCGTTCCTCCAGCGCGTCGATCACGCGGGCGTTGAAGCCGTTCCAGTAGGGATGCGACCAGTCGGCCTCGGTGTAGTGCCTGTCGCCGACCATCTTGCGGCGCTTGTTCTCGGAAATGCAGGGGATCAGCTCGACGCAGGGCGCATCGGTCCTTTCGCCGGCATAGAGCAGCACCTCTTGGCCACGGTCGGACATCATCCGGCAGAACCGCCTGACCTTCTGCGTGAAGGCGCAGGAGGGGAAGTCGGCCGCCACCTGCGTATGCGGCAGGGATACGACGTGGAAGCGCATGATCACCCCATTTTCTTGATGATGAGCATCGTGCCGTTCGGCCCGACGGAGGCATGGCAGCGGAACTTGTCGCCGCTGGTCGTGGTGAACGGGTCGCCATCCGTTTCGGTCCAGTTCGAGATGTTGATCGCGCCGGCCGACGCGCCGTTCTCGATGTCGAGGATGATCGCGCCGACGACCGCGCCCGGATTGAGCGTGTGCGCGCCATTGTTGGTGTAGTGCTGGATCGGCCTGTCCGCCATGTCGAGCGTCGTCGTTCCGCTCGACACGGTGCCGAGCGACTTCGACGTGACGCTCGCGCCGCCGGTGATCGGCCCCTGGTTCTCGACATTGTCGCGCAGCAGGTTCGGGCCGGTCGGTCCCGTGGGGCCAGTCGCGCCGGCGGGACCTGTCGCCCCGGTCGCACCAGTCGCGCCGACCCCGCCGATTGCTCCGGATGGTCCTGTCGCACCCGAAGGGCCGATGTCGCCCTGAGGACCGGTCGGTCCCGTCGGGCCTGTAGGCCCGGCAGGGCCTGTCGCACCGGTCGCGCCAACACCGCCTTCCGGTCCGGTCACTCCGGCGGGACCCGTCGCGCCAGCCGGTCCCGTGCCGCCCGTGGGGCCGGTCGGTCCCGTAGGGCCGGCAACGCCTGCGATACCACCGGCATCGACCCACGAAGCGCCGTTCCAGATATAGAGGTGTTCGTCCGCCTCGACGAAATAGGCCGCGCCCTCGCCTTCTCCGGGCGGCGAAGGCAGCGCGCCGGTATTGGCGACGACGGCATCGATTTGCAGGCCTTCTCCCTGTGGTCCCGTGGGACCGGTAGGCCCGGTCGGGCCGGCGGGACCCGTTGCGCCGGTCGCACCGGGAGCGCCTGTGCCACCCGTCGCGCCCGTAGGGCCGGTCGGCCCCGTGGGACCGGCGGGACCTGTCGCGCCGGCAGGTCCGGTTGCCCCGGTCGGTCCCGTCACGCCCGGAGCGCCCGTTCCGCCGGTCGGCCCCGTCGATCCGGTCGGCCCCGTCGGACCCGGCAAGCCGCCCGTCTGGCCGATCCAGTTGGCGACCGTCACGATGTCCGTGTTCATCAGCGGCACGTTGACGAGGTTGCCGTAGTTGGCGAGGCCGTACGGATTGCCGCCGGACACCGGGCTTGAGTTGAACAGCGGCAGGCGGTCGAGCGCTTCCTGGACTTCGGCGGGGATCGACATCAGATGACTTCCTCAAGTTCGAATGCCGTCGAGCCGTACCCGAAGGCGGCTTGTGACAGCGGGTCCATGGTGTTCGCGGTGGAGAGGAAAGAGCGCTTCTGGATGTTCAGCGCATCGCCCGGATCGGCGATGACGAAGACCTCGCCGTCATAGCCGGCCATGCGCTGGAACTCGTAGCCCTTGTCATAGAGCTCCGCCTCGGGGATGTAGTCGAAGCCGAAGCGGAAGACGCGGGGATTGGTCCGCCGCCAGAAATGCTTGTTGCCGGCGAGCGTCGTCGAGCGGATCGTCGCGTCCTTGAACGACAGGCCGTTGTTGTTGAAGCCGTAGTTGATCGACGGCTGCCAGAAGCGGCTCATGAACAATCGGCCGAAACGCAGGAAGTTCGCCGGATTGGCCTGATCGTCGATCTCGATCTGCCAGTACATCGACGTCACCGGCACGTCGAAGATGTGGATCAGCCACATGCCGCGCTCGGCATCGTCCCACGACGGAATGCCGGTCCAGTAGTTCGGGTCCTCCCACGTCAGCGTGTTCCATTCAGTCCGCGTCGCGCCGAGCACCCAGCCGCTGTCCGTCGTCTCCGAATTGATCCGGTAGCTGTAGCCGGTGGAGATGTTGCTCGGTCCGAGCGCAATGGCCTTCAGCGTCGCCGGGCCGGCGAGCTGGACGTTGATGATCGTGTTCGACGGCTGCACGTCCACCGACTGCGCGACGCGTCTCAGCGCCCGTTTCTGGAGGTTTGACAGCGGATGCGACGGCGACCAGCCGCCGCCCGAGAGCACGCCGGCATCGGCATGGTTGCCGTAGAGCAGGATGATGTTGTCGGACATGCCTCAACCGCAAAGATAAATAGCTGCGACCCGCTTCCATTCGGAAGCGGACGAGAAGGTCACGGGCTCGCGCACGCGGGCGACGATGCCGGAGAGCGCGGAGAACGTCAGGGGCGTCGCCGGATCGAGGCGCATCCCCTTGCCCGGCATGCCCGACACGCAGATGAAATCGCCCGGCTCCAGATTGCCGCCCTCGCCGCAGACATTGATTTGTCCTTCCCCAAGGGCGTTGATGACCGCGTAGTCATGGCTGGCGGCCAGATGCTTCAGCGGCGGCGGCAGGTTCAGATCCTCGACGGACCAGTCGCTGACACGCCGGGAGACGACGCCGATGGCGTTCAGCTGCCCCGCGCGGCGCGAGCGTTCGACCTCCGTCACGGTGTTGTCGATGTCGATGCGCGCCAGCACGCGGCGGTCGACGAGGATGTCGCCGATCTCGGTGTCGTCGTCTTTGGCGATCAGGCCGGGGTGAGCGCCGGTGAACGGGCCGATACCGCCACGGTTCATGAAGAGGCAGTATCCGCCGCCCGCCTGGCTGACGCCGAGTACGCCCGCGCCGCCCTGATTGCCGGTCGGACCGATGTCGAACCAGACGCCGTGCGCGTCAGCGCCGACGCCGTCATGCGTGATGCGGAACGCGCCCTTGTTGCCGTTGCCGCGCGACCAAAGCTGTCCCATGGTCACGAGCGCCGGGCCAGTTCCGGTGTTCTGGAAGGCGACGGCCGCATTCACCGATTCGATGATCACGCTGAGGAGCGTCGTCGTCCAGCCGGGAACGAGGGTGAACTCGCCGAGCGACGCGACCGTCTGCCCCGCGCCGTTGCGGACGCGGATAAAATTGTCCAGCGCGGTCATTTCGATGCGCCGGCCGGTGTTCGCCGTGCGGATCGTGTTGCCCGTGATGGTGCTGCCCTCGACGGTAACGGCCTGCAACAAGCCGGCGATGATCGTGCCGAGATTGGCCGACAGGGCGGAAAGCGTGGCAAAGTTCGTCGCCGTCTGCTCCGGCCCGACGCTGCCGGCGGGCGGAACCTGATTGCTCGTCGTCGCCGACAGGCCGGCCGTCGCCGACACGGGCCAGAAGTCGCCGAGATTGCCCGAGGCGTCGCGCGCCCTGTACCACGAAAAGCGCGTCACGCTGCGGCCGAGGCCGGTCTGCACGAACTGCCCGCCCGGCGTGATCTCGCCGGCCTTGCTGGCGGCCGCGCGGTTGTTTGTGGCCGACGACCACACCTCGATGCCGATCAGCGCCAGATAGGACAGGCAGCTTCCCGGCAAAAAGTCCGTCGTCGCCCGGTGGACGATCTGCTGGACGCCCCCGACCGCAGTCGCCGAGGTGACGAGAATGTTCGTGTCGGCCATGGATCAGCCCCAAGCCACCACGTTGACGCTTTCGTCGGCGAGGTTGAGCGTGCGGCCGATCACGACCATCGCCTTGCCGTCGCCGTAGCCGAGGCGAGGTCCTTGCGTTCCGTTCAGCGATACGGCGATCGTCGCGCCGATGGCCGGCGCCTCGTCCACCGGCACGTTGAAGACCAGCACGTCGCGTGTCACGCCGTAGAGCGCGAAGCGCCGCGTCGCTTCGGCCTGCGCATGTGCCGCGACGTTGAGCAGCGTCTCGATCGACAGTTCCGGCGCGAGCGGATGCCGTGACTTCACGGCCGCATCCTCGACCTTGATTTCCCGCGTCTCCTTGGCGAGGAAGGTCCGGAAATCGGCATCGACGCAGCCGGCCACCCCGGCATCGTCCATGGTCTGGTATATCCGGCGGTAGGTGAGCGTCAGCCGCCAGCACGGCAGGCCCTTGTCCGTGTCGGGGTTGCGGCTGAAGCCAAGGACGCCGCCATCCTCGTCGATCTCGTACTCGGTCAGTTCGTCCGTCGGCGTGCCGGGAGCCTCCATGCGGTAGACGGTGAACTGGTTGAGCTGGTTCGGGATCACGGCCGCGCCGACCGACGACAGAATGGCGCTGATCGCCGACAGGCCGGTGCGGTCGTCGCTGATCCAGATGCCGCAATCGTAGGGCGCTGCCGCGTCGAGCGCGTTGAAGGCGCTGGTCACGACGTCGCCGTTCGCGATCCCCATGCGCGACATGATCGCGCGCGCCACTGCGCCGGGGCAGATATTGGCGTAGTCGGCCGGGGCCGTGACGTCTGCCGTGACCACGAATTCCGGCTCTCCGCCGAGACGGAAAAGCCCGAGCGCCATGCAGGTCGCATATTTGCCCGGCCGAAGGCTCGCGGCCTGCAATGTCGGAAGATCGGGATAGTTCGCCGCGAAGGTGAGCGGCACGCCGCCGTCATAGACCTGAATGGCGCTGATCAGCCCGTCATGTACCTGATAGATCAGGTCGAACGGGTTCACGCAGGGAGCCGGGACGTTGTAGCAGCGGCCGAACAGCAGCGGCTTCGGCGTGTCCTTCAGGTCTTCGTTGCCTTCCGCCGTCGGCCCGCCGGAAAGCGTCGTGCCGGCATAACGCACCGTCTGCACGGGCCGGTCGAGATCGAGGCGGCGATCGTAGATGCGCAGCGCCAGATACGTCCATGCCTGCGAACTGTCGACGCCTTCGACGGTGCCGACGAGAACGACAGTGGCGGACGAATACGGCGCCCGATCATTGACAAGGCGAAGCAGGCGGAACGGCCTGCCGTCAAAGGAATAGCCGAGCAGATGGTCGAGCCCGCCGTCGGCGTTCGACAGGCGCATATCGCCATAGGAGATCGACGCTTCCCCCATGGTCCGGCCCGACGAGAACAGCGCCTGCTCGAACTTGCCGGGATCGCTGATGCGATCCTCGTAATAGGCGTTCGAAGGCGTGTCCGTCGGCAGCGTGTTGTAGCCGCCGGTCGAATAGCGCAGCGTGACGGGATTGTTATTCCCGTCGAGCGCGCTGATCTCCAGCAGATAGGTCGGGGCATCAGCCATGCTCAAGCCGCCTTCTTCTGTCGCGACCGGAACTCAGCGTTCCTGCCCTGCTCACGGAGCGCAGCGGCGGCCTCAAGGGTCGCCTGCACGTTCTCGCGGCCGGACATCGCCTCGATCTGGATCAGCCTTTGCATCATGTCGGCGAACTGCCGCTGCATGGCCTGGATGGCCTTGACCACGGCCGAATTGTCGTTGGCGGCATACCAGCCGCCGCGCATCGCCTCGATCTCCGGGCGGTACCGCTGCGCCTGCGCCGCCGGCATCACGAACTCGCCGGGCATCAGCCTTTTCAGGACGCTGTCCATGCCGGGAACGCCGCCCGTCACCCATCCGCCCGACGCCATGCCCGCCGCGTGTTTCTTCAGGTCCGCCTCGATGCCCGCCAGCGTCGTCAGGCCGGCATTGAGGTTGCCGCTGTAGAAGGCGTAGCCGACAGGGTCCGGCTCGCGCTTGAGGATGGAGCGATAGAGGTTCGCCACCGGATCGGTCGACGAGTAGTTCGCGGTCGAGGCGGTCGACGCCTGCTGCTGCGCCACGGCCGCCGCGTTCTGGGCCGCCAGCTGCGCCTTGAGCACGGCCAGCATTTCCTGAAACACGCTGTTCTTGTAGGCGTCGTCTGCGGCCTGCGCGCTCGCCTCCGCGGCCTGCGCGGCCTTCAGGTCGGCGATGGCCTGACCGACGCTCTTCACGCCGTCGTCGATGTCGATCAGCCCCTTGACCGAGCGTTCAAGCGCGGAGAGCTGCTTTTCGGCATTGGACAACTGGCCTTCGGCCTTGGCGAGCGCCTGGTCGAGCGTCGCCTCGACCTGCTCGAAGATCTGGAAATAGGCCTCCGAAGAGGCGTAGTAGCCGCGCGCCTCCTCCAGATAGGCCCGGCTCACTTCCTCCAGCCGGCCCTGCGCCGTCTCGTCGCCGGCAAGCGCCTTGGCGGACACCTCGTTGAACTGTCGCTGGGCCTCAACCAGTCGCTCGTAGGGTGAGAGTGGCGAGAGCTGCTTGTCGAGCCGCAGGCTGTCCCGGAAACTCTTTATGCCCTCGGTGAACGACTTCAGCCGCGAGATCGTGCTCTCGATCTCCGAACGCTCCTTTTCGTAAGCCGAGCGCAGCGCGGCCTTGGCGTCTTCCACCTTCGCCTGCGCATCGGCCAGCGCCTGCGCCGTATCGCCGCCCTCGCCCATGCCGATCAGGCCCATCAGCGAGGCCGACAGTTCCGGCATGGCGGCGGCAAGCTGCCTGATCTGGTCGTCGGTCAGCTTGGCTTCCTTGACGATGTTGCGCAGCGAGAGCGCCAGTTCGCGGTTCGCGAGGTCGGCGGAAAGCCCGAGTGCGGCGGAATCGCGAAGCCGGTCGTTGTACCGCTTCTGCGCGTCGAGCAGATCGTTGAAGTAGCCGAGGTCGGAAAGCTCGTAGAGCGACGCCGAGATGTCGTCGAGGAAGGCCGACCGCAGCTTGGCGAGCGCGGCGTTCAGCTGCTTGTCCAGCGCCTCGGCAGCGGCATAGGCCGACATGCCGAGTTCTTCCAGCGCCGTCTGTGCGGCCGCCACCGCGCCCTGCACGGCCTGCACCGCGCTCTCGTACTCGGTGAATTCCTGCCGGCCGCCGATGAAGGCCAGGATCATCTTCTTGGCGGCCTCGGTCGCGGCGGCCATGTCGCGGTCGCCCATTTCCCGAAGTTCCGCCTCCAGCCGCGCCGCCTCTTCGGCCGACACGGACGCGCGGTCGATCTTGTTGATCGTCTCCTCGGTGAAATAGGCGACGTCGGCGAGCATGGTGCGCAGCTCCTCGCGGAGATCGCGCATCGCCTTCGAGCCCTGATAGAGCGGGCTGTCCGTGCCGTAGCCGGAGGAATAGGCCTCAAGCTGGCCCGGCAGGGCGTCGTAGAAGTCGCGACGCAGGCGCAGGAACATCGCGTTCCACGACTGGTGGAGTTCATCAA